CCGATAAATCCCAAGTAAATGAATTGTATCCTTTATATATCTATCTACCCATCTATGTCCTCCCGCCAAATAAAATTACAGCTCGTGGAACCCGCCAAACGTAAATGTATATCTATGCCCGATTATCCCTACGACGAAAAAGAATTACTCCGAAATGCCGACCTCTTGGTTCTCCGCGAAATCAGCAAAAAACTCGATGGATACAAATCCCAGGACAAAAAACACGTGGAGGACGGGAAATTCTGTGAACTTATGAACACTCCCTCCTGTGAAGATACCTGTAAAATGCTGCTTGACTGCGACTTGGTGTGTTATTATTGTCGCAAACAAGTCAAAGTTTTATATGACAGAGTCAAAGACCCACGACAGTGGACACTGGAGCGTATTGATAATACGATTGGCCATATAGATTCAAATGTAGTCATCGCTTGTTTGTCCTGCAATTTGGGTCGACGTACTATTTTTCACAAGAGATATGCGTTCACCAAACAATTTGCGAGTAATGTGGTGAAGAATGAAGGGTCTGGGTGATGTGTGGATTTAGCAAGTCATACAATTTATTCTTTAATTGTATGATTTTTATATGTATATGTATAATATAACACCCATTTTTTGATGGAAAATCCGGATAACAAAAGTATCAGAAAAAGTATCGGAAAAGTAGGAAAAAATGTCGGAAACACTATTCGTTCATTACTTCCTCCATATTATATTGGTAATCCTTTCGCACCAAAGCGTTTCGAACAGAAACCTGTAGGAAACACTAATAGACCAAAGGAGAAATCTCCAGATAGATACTACGGTATGAAAAGACGTGATAGCCAACGTGGCGGAAAACAAAGTGGTAAGAAAACCAAACGCAATATGCGTAAACGTGGAACCCAAAAACGTCGTTAAATAATGAGTGTTATAATAAAGACGGTTTTTTACAGTTCCTCTATACCTAGGTCAAGCACAGGGTCTGACGATTTATCTAATTCATCAAACCCTGATAATTCCACCGGCTCAGACATATGAATCTTGATACGCTCATCATCATAATCAAACTCCGCCTCCATTTCTTCCTCTAAACGCCGCTGCGCGGCGCGTTCCTCGCTAATTCGCTCCAAATTCTCCACTGTCTTTGGTACCTCCACTTGTTCCTCTGCCCCATACTCATTCAACTGCGAGTCTACATTATTGAATGTCAAGCGGGATACTACCGGCTCATCCGATACATTCGTAATCGAAGGAATTTGTTGCGGCGGAGCTTCCTCGCGAATAGATTCCAGTGCTTTTTCAGACAACTGAACCGGCTGCTCTTCCTTCTTTTCCTCCGGCACTTCCTCTTGAATTTGCTCAATGATTACCTCCTCCTCCTGCTCCACGCTTTCATCCAAGTATGCCCTTATAATCGTCTCTGTGGGAATACTCTCGCGTATCACATTCATAACACATTCCTGCACCAACAATTCCAGTTCACGATTATTTCGCTGGATTTGGAGCGAGGATGCGCCTCGTTCAAACAAATACACGTTGGTATACACTTTGCGCGCGACCTGCACATATATCTTGTGCAAAAAACTATCCAGCTTGGGAATACTGATATCTATCTTTTTCTGTCGTGTTCCCACGCGCACGCTCGTCAATACTTTCAGCTGAATCACGTGTACACAGGTAATCAAATCCTCTAAATAATTGCATCCACTGCGTTCAATGATACGTTTGCGCTCTTCCTCGACAATGACCGCATTCCATTTGGGGACTCTGCCTAACAAGTTTTGAAAGGTCATCAAGTATTTGCCTACCTCCTCGTTGTCCACGCACATTTTCCACGCCTCGTTGTAGATGGAACGTATACCTTCAATAATGAGTGGTGTTAGAATACTCACTAAACGTGCACACCATTCGTTTCTCGATTCGTGTAAATTTGAAATCACAAAATCGTCCATAGTATAAATGATATGTCCGCATACTTTGTTTATGTTCATTATAACGTAAACAAATAAGAGTGTATAATATTGGGGTTTTATGACAATGATACTGTAATTGTCTGTGTATATAAATTACCGTTTGTATGCAACATGTATAAGTTCAAGGAAGAATCTATCAGAGTGGAATCAATACGAACAACAGGTGCAACTGGAAAGTAATACTCCGTAAAACCAGCCGGAATTGGTATATTAAAAGGGGCTTGATTGGATATGTCAATCCAGGTATTTCCATTATTCGTTGAATAATATCCACCAGCTAACATCATAAAGTTTGCTTTGGGCATAACTTTTCCATCAGCCCCAGAATGTGTTATAGTTATTGAAGCGTTTAAAGATAAATCAAACGGCGCATTTCGTGAAATATATCTACTACTTAAATTACTTAATAACATAATACCTCGATTCACCTCAAAATGACTATTTGCATAATATGGCAAATCAAGTATCGTATGTGAATAATTACTTATATCCGTGATAGTAGATAATCCAGCAGGAACCCGAATGTATAATATCTTAGCAGTGTTGCTGTGTATGTATATAGTATTTTTATATTCATCAATCGACATTCGTTGTGAATCAAAAGTTGGCAAGACTTTATATGTAAATGTTCTTCCATAATCACTTGACCATGCTAATTCATACTTTTGGGCACCTGCAAATGCAACATATTGACCACTGCTGCTGCATGCCACTGCATAAAAATAGCTATTCTCAAAGGTATTTTTCGACAATACTGGATATAATGTTTCTCCATAATCATCCGACCTATATAACGAGAATGCAGACTGTGCAGACCCCGCATATACATATTTACCATCATCAGAACATACTACAGAAGCCCAATTTGGTGTCGCAACTGTAGAATTAAAGGTATAAGGAAATATGTCAGTATGACGTTTCATTGAAAATGTTCTACCATAGTCAGTGCTTTTCTGAAAGAAGTTTCTTGTACTAGCATCACCATCTCTGCCAAACAAATAAATATAAGAAGGATTTTTCTTTGGGACGGCAATATGTGCGCCAAATAGTCTATTAACAGATATTTGTGTAGTTTGTAAAGTGCTGAATGTTGGATTGGCGGGGATTGACACTGTCTTCGTTGTAGCGCTCACTGACGATGATGCACTTCCGTTTGAATTTGTAGCAGTCAATGTAAATGTATAGGTTGTTCCCGGTTCTAATCGATTCATTACATATCCAGAGGAAGATGTAAACGTCTGTGTTTCAGTAAGTTCAGAAGAAGGGTCGGTAGCTACCGCTGTAATCGTATAGGTTTGAACTGAAATCGTAGGCGTTGAGAAACTGATGGTTGCACTTGTAGACCCGGTGGTCACAGACAACCCACTCGGTGCACTAGGCGGCAGAGTCGCAGCATAGGTAATTGTAAATGTGCTCAAATAGACTACTCCATCAAGTGTTGCCAAATAAATGTATATTTTGTCATTCACTACCGCTGACGCCGCTGTAATTATTCCCGAATTTGTATATGGAGAAACCCCAGATAAATCCGTCCAGTTTGCACCATTATTGGTGGAATAAAACGCCTTATTGGCAGTGGTCGAACCAACCAATATGAAATTCAGTTTAGACTCGACCACTGACCATTTCCACGTGTTTGCGCCAGTAAATGTTCCCGGCACAGATGCGAACCCGGATGGTCCAGTGGAACTAATGAGTACATAGGGCGAGGATACGTAGTCCACTGCCACTGTAAGTTGGCGAGATGTTGTAATAAATCTAGGATAATAAGTGGGTATTGTTCCATTATAGGTCAATGCAGTGTTTGTGTTTGAGAAGGATACAGCACTGATATCTGTAATGGCAGATAATCCGCTTGCAGCAGTGTAATACTTGAAGCTATTTTTACCCGATACATAAATCGTGCTGGTATTTACATTAATAGCAACATGTTGTCCGAATCTGGATACCACTGACGATTTCTTTGTAAAACTGACGCCATAATTTGACGACCAATATACGTGTCCATAGTTTGCCTGCACCAATGCGACATATTGTCCACTGCCACTACAACTAATATACAAGTTGAAGGATTCCACTAATCCAGACCCAGAACTTACAATAGAAAAGGTTTGGCCATAGTCAGTGGACCTATATATGTACTGGTCATTAATGGAGATGAACACATACTGGCCATTGTCAGAACATACTATACCAAGCACTTCATTCGCCGAAAAGTTTGAATATGTCTGTGTGAAAGTAGAACCGTAATCATTACTTACGTATACATAGACCACATAATCATCTGAGTTTGAAACAGCAACGTATAGATTTTCCGGTTTTGATTTTGGCACTGCAATAAATGACATTCCATTTATGCCAATGGTTGCACCATTATGCACAGTGCTACTTGCAATCGTAGGGCTTGACATGCTTACATCACTGGTATAGACATATACATCACTTGTCGGTAATGAGGTTCCCACATTATTCAGCGTGGAAAGATTTATACCATACATTTGGCCAGGCATTAATCCAGTCAACTGTGAATTTCCGGAACTATCAACGGCGATTGTTTTATTGAAGGTTGTTTCTGCATAAGCGTATGTGGGTGCTGCAGGGTAAATAGGAGTCGCCACTGCATTATATCCAGATACAACACCGTATGGATTTGTTAATGAAATGTTTGCATAAGTTGTGCCCACTGACGTAATCGTTGGATTTGTTGGTTGTTCTCCATATATATTTGAAAATTCAACTCGAAAAATTTTAGTAGCATAAGCATAACCAAATGTGCACAACGTTAGATACAATTTATTATCTTTTACAGAAGCAGAACCTTTCCATATATATTCAGTAAATGGATATACACCAGATAAATCATACCATGTTTGACCAGCATCAAAGGAATATATTGCAGTGCCAATTGGATTGGCAGATGTCCAACTAGACACTCCACTAGAACCAGCTATAATAAAGTTTATACTACCCTCAGTGACTACCCAATCATGACGATAAGTATTATCACTTGCTACATAGGATGGACCAAGTATTTGTTTGAACGCGCCATAACTGCTGTCATATACAGCGATTGTGGTACGCAGCTGGAAACCCTTTACTATCGCCGCAGTCAATCCTTGGTTTGTATATATCGCAGAAGTAGCTAAGTCTAGTGAATATAGTGAATAAGAAGAATTGGGAACAAATGGAATATAATGTGGAGTGTTTGAAGTAGACATGATAACTGGAACAAGATTCGAAATATCATTCAAATTTTGAAGTCCAGTGGGTGCAGTATAATAGTATGCATTTCCATTGTCAGATAAGTAAAAAATCGTGTTTATTCGAGCATCAATTGAAGTATTCCGTCCAGGTCTATCATTAATTACTCCCGTTTTACTTCCTATCGTTGCACAATAATTATTTGACCACCATATTCTACCACCACCACCAGGTTGTGTAGAAATAACAGATACATATCTACCGGATTCATCACAATTCAATATTGAATTAACTACATTATGAAAAACCGCACTACGAAAACTTTGTCCATAATTATCAGACACATACACATTTGTTCCGCTTGCATATACATACCTACCATCAGTCGAACATGCTATACTTGGCATATATGTATTATCCGTATTCGAGAAAACAACATTAAATGTAGTGCCACCATTCGTGCTTCTCCATATGTCTGCGGTTCCATTTGAGCGTGAAAGAGTTAAAAATACATAACTTAAATCACGCGACGCCGCAAGTTGAGTAGTGTTATATCCTGTAAGGGAATTGTTTAATAGGGTTGATGTAATCGTAGGTGCCGTCGCGCTCGTTGTTCCATACAACGTTTTCACGGAGCTTAGTGTTCCCGCTGGAGATGTTCCAAAATAGTTATTCGCATACAAATCCAAGTTATAAGTGGTATTTTGGGTCAATCCATTGATTTGATAGGTAGTAGTATTTTTAAACTGTCTTATAAGAACATGTTTCGCTTCATCTGCTACTACAGGAGATGTTTGAGTCAACTTCAGTGTATAATCAATCACAGATTCTGGAGGAGCAGTAAATGTTAATGTCATATAAGTCAATCCAATGGAACTAGTAGCGACTGCCAAATTCGTAGGCGCACTTGGTAGAGTTCCCGCTGCTTTTGTTTCTACAAAGGATGAAACTGCACTTACTGTATTCATAACTGTATATTATACGATTACAAAAACTCATTTAAACATTACAGTTCTAATGTAATATAATTATGTCCGAGGAATACACACTAAAAGTCAACAATAAAATTATATGGGATTTCTTCCAGGCAAATCCAGGGTTGGATTTTGAAACCTGTGTCCTCATA